GCATCGGCACGCAGGAAGATCAGGGGGCTGCAAGTATTCAACCCGTAGACAGTGCTATGGACCGATCGGATGGGTACGCCCGGGGCGTGATTGCCGGGACCGTGCCGGCGCCGAAGCGGATCAAGGCGGCCTGCGCCCGTTACCTGGCAGAGCGCGACGCACCAGGTGAACACGGCATCGCGTGGGACGGCACGCAGTTGGACGCGTTCGTGAGCCGCGCTCAGGTCATGGGCATGAAGCTCCTGCCCTGGCAGGTCCACGTCTGTGCGGTGCTGTTGGCGCGCCGGCGTGCGGACGATGGCACTCCGGCTACGCGCTACGCGCTGTGGTCGGTGGCCCGTGGAGCCGGCAAGACGGGGCTGGTGGTGGCGCTGCTCGAGTGGCTGCTGTCCACCGGCGAGGATATGGAACTGTGCGCGGTGGCGACCAACCAAATGAAAGCGAACATCATCCACGGGCGTATCGCCAAGATGCACAACGGCGAGGACCGGTGGCGCTCGGTGGGTGGTGGTGCTTCGACTACCTCCGGTTTGATCCAACACAAGAAGGCTGTATTCAACGCGTTCCCATCGACCGATCAAAGTATGGACGGTCTGGTCCCCCGGCTTCTGATCGCGGATGAGGCCAGTCGCATGGACGCGGCAATCCTGCGCGGGATGTCATCGGTCACCAAGTCACCGACGGGTCAGATGCTGTTCATCACCACGCCCGATCGCGATCAGAAGTCGCGGGAACTCTGGCCGTACTGGCAAGCGTGCGAACTCGCGATAGACCAGGGGACGCCGCTGCCGGAAGGGTGGTGGGCGATGCTGTGGGGGATGGACACGGACGATGTGCCGGACTCTGACCTAGCGGTGCAGCACGCGAACCCGAGCGCCGGCGTACTTGGCGCTGGCATCCGCGTCATCCGTGACAAGATCGCGAACGCACTGGCGACCGCAGACCCCAAGGCACGCGAGGAAACGTGGCTGCAGGAACTCGCTACGTTCACGGATGACCTCGCCGGCGCGCTGCCGCTCGAGCTACTAGACCGTGTTTCGGTGGAGGAAGACTGGGATATGTTGCAGGGCGCAGCCGGTGTGGTGGCGGTGGACTTTAGCCAGGGCGGCTTCGCGTTCGGTTCACAGTGCGATCTCACTTCGCTGTGCCTCGCCGTGTGGGATGGGACGAAGGTGCACACGCGCGGATATCACTGGTGGGCCGGCGCTGATATCGCTTTCGATGAGAAGCGAACGCGCCAACCACTGCAGAAATGGGTGGATGATCACGCACTTTCGCTGGCTGGTGGGCCGACAATCGACCTCGATCTGGTCGAAGCAAGGCTTGTAGACATCTGTCGGACGTACGACGTGCGCGCTTTTGTCGCCGATCCGGTCGGTAAAGCGAGCGCCTGGGCTGCCCAAATGGAGCGAAAACACGGCTGGAAATGGCACAAAGCACCGCAGACAATCGTCTGGATGGGCGGTGGTTGGGCTGTTTGGAGCGATTGGATTCGCGCCGAACGCATCCGATGCAAGCCGGACCCAGTGCTGCGAGCGTGCCTGGCGTCGGCTCGGCTCTATGTCGGACTCACTGGACTGGCCATGCCGGTGAAGCAGAAGAGCACGAGCAACATCGACGCGCTCACTGCACAGGTCATGGCGGCGCGAGTTTTGAACGATCTGCAGATCATGGGAGGCAGCATGTACGAGACTCAGCCGGGCTTCTGATTACTGCGCGTATGTACGCCGCATACACAATCTGAAATAGTGTCTACACGCCGTTGACGCGGTGTATGCGCTCACCATTGCATTCTGTAAATGTCATGGTGTAGTGGTTGAATGGGATCATGGTTGGGTAAATTCTTCCGCCGGCCGATCGCGCAAACGATCATCAGCTACACACCGCTGACGTTTACGACGGTATCCGCTGATCTACTCGGCGTCCCCGCCATCGTGCGTGCCGTGAATCTGATCAGCACCGATTCAGCGCGGTTGGATCTCACTGTTACGCGCCGCGACGGGTCCGTAGTTCAGGACTCTCCCGCGGTCGATCTGCTCTACGGGAACACCGCTTCCTTCCTGAGTGGGTACGAAATGCGTAAGTGGCTGGCGACGTCGGCTCTCTACTTCGGCAATGGCTACTTGCTCATCCGGCGCGATCTCCGCACCGGCGATCCGGTGGCTTTGGATCCGGTTGACCCGTCTGCCGTCAGCGTTGAGATTAAGGGGTCTGAAGCCCGTTACATCGTCAACAATTCGGTGGTGGATGACTCAAGTCTGATCCACGTGAGGGCCTCGACGGACCCTCGCAGTCCTTGGCTCGGGGTGTCTCCGATCGACCAGTGCTCTCGGGTGCTTGGAACTCAAGCCATCCTAGATCAATGTATCGAGGAGTTGGCGAAGAGTGGTTTTGTCGGAAAACTTGCAGTCGAACACCCCGGGCCACTCACTGCTACGGCGCGCGATTCCATGCGTACCAAGTGGGCAGAGCAACACAGCGGCGCAGACAAACTTGGCTTCCCGGCGTTCTTCGGCGAAGGCATGAAGGCCTCGCAGATGGCAGCGGACGCAGCTTCGCGTCTTATGGATGCGAAGCGCATGGGTATAGGGGAAGTAGCGCGCGCATTTGGAGTGCCTCCGCAACTGCTCTACGAGGGCGAAGGGCGCTCGCAACCCGAGATCGCACAGGCGTACGTCACGCATTGCTTGGCTCCGTTCTGCGCCGGCATCGATGCCGAACTGTCCCGCAAGCTGCTCCCACCAGGTGAGCGCATGAAGACTGATCTCGTTCCGATCACACAGGGCGACTTCCGCACGGCCGGCAAGGCGTACGCAGCGCTCATTCAAGTCGGTGCCCTGGCTCCTAACGACGCTCGCGTGCGGCTCGGGTTGCCGAGGATCGCAGGCCTTGACGATCCGGCGCCGGTGATCTCCGGCATCACACCCGCTGCGAATCTCGCAGACGCAGACGAAGGGGACCCACCATATGAGTGATTTAGAAACACGCCAGGCATCCATCGGTGCTGTTGAAGGCAAGACCATCACCGGCTACGCCGCTCTTTACAACTCATGGAGCAAGCCGCTCATGGGTGCGAAGGGCACATTCACCGAGCGCATCGCGCCTGGTGCGTTTGACGCATCGATCGCAGCCGGTGCGTCGTTGTGGTTCATGCACGATTCAAAGCAGATTCTCGCCAACACCAAGAGCGGAACACTCACCCTGGAGTCGGACGCGCAAGGTCTCAAATACACGGCCACGCTCGGCAGTTCAGAGCGCGATTCGCTGGTGTTGGATTTGGTCAGCCGCGGAGTGGTTTCCGAAATGTCCTTCGGGTTTTCCGTTCCACCTGGTGGGGATTCGTGGGCCGGTGAGAAGCGCACACTCAATTCAGTCAATCTCAGAGAGATTTCAATCGTCGAGCAGGGTGCATACAACGCCACCACTGCTCAAGTCCGCTCACAAGAAACGCCAGTCATCACAAAGGTAATCAAGCCAATGAACATCCGCACCATGAATGCAAAGCTCGCAGAACTGCGCGCGCAGAACGTCGAAGGCACTGAAGTAGAGAACCGCGCCGAGATTCTCGCACAGATCGAGGAAATCACCGAAGCGCGCAACGCCGCGATGGCTGCCGCTGATGGCATCCGCGAGGCTGCGACTCCGATTCAGCGCACGATGGATCGCCGCGACGCGAGCGAAGAGTGGCGCGCATCGCCCGAGTACCGTGACCAGTGGCTGAGCTACTTGCGTGGCGGCCGTATGCCGGAACAGCGTGCAGCGATGACCACCACTAACCCTGCGACCAACTCGGTCCTCATCCCGAAGCTGTACACCGATGCCATGGCACATTACGCAAGTATGGCCACCGTGGCCCGCCAATTGGTCGACTACAAGTCCGGCGTGCAGGGCTACCAAACGCTGCGCTACAACACGCTGTTCAGCAATGACGCTATCACGAATGCGTGGACCGTTTCCGACGTTGGCACACAAGCAAGCACCGAAATCAATCCGGTCTTCGCTGAAGTTCCCCTGGCTCCGGCAGCGTGCTTGCCGTTCACAACCGTCTCAAAACAGCTGCTTTTGCAGAGCAATTTTGATCTGGAAGCCGAAGTCGTCGAAAACCTGAATCGGCAGTTTGTTCGCAATGCTGAGTGGGGGTTGCTATCTGGTGGTGGTTCAACCGGTACGAACGGTTCGACGCTCAATCAGCCAACTGGACTCTTCACTGTGCAGACTGGTTGCACCATCGCGACTGCGACAAGCACTGGTACATCACGCGCTTTGGCTTTGACTGCTGCTTGCACCGTGGCAAATTTGACCGCGATGCGTTACACCAGTCTTCCTGCGAGCTACTGGGGCACAGCCTCCTGGCTCATGGGTCAGGACGTGTACGCCAAGATCGCCAATTTGACGATCAATGGAGTGCCCGTGTTTATCCCATCCGCCGATGCCGTCGGCCAAGCCGGTGCGGGCTTCACGTTAATGGGCCTCCCAGTTTACGTGAGTGAATTCACTGGTCCTACGCACGCAACCGGGGCAGGCGCGAAGAACACTATCTTCAGTCTTGGCAACCATAACGAAGGCTACAGCGCAAGGGAGTGGGCAGGCGCGACGATTCTGAGGGATGATCTTAGTCTCGCAGCCGCTGCCCAAGTGAAGTTCCAAGGCACGATGTTCATGAACGGCAACTTCACCCGCGCGAAGGCAATCGTGCAGATGCAAGTCACTAACGCCTAATCATCCTCTCAAGTAGCTGCGGGGTGGGGTTTCGACCTCACCCCGCAGTAGCGAGGCTCTATGTCTATACCTGCAGTACAACCAGGGCTGGCGGACGTGCGTGCCTGGCTGAAGCGCATGCACAACGAGGACGATCCGGCCATCGCCGCGGCGTTGGCTGCATCGCTGTCGGCGTGGATGGCAGCGACCGCCAAGGAATTGAAGGACATCACGGACGAAGAGTGGCTTGCCATTCGGATTCAGGTGGGTCATATCGAGTCATTCCGTGGCGATGACGCCGTAACTCCGGAGCCTCACCCGTTCATCCAGACCATGCGGCGGATGCACAGCACACAATCGATCGGATGACATATGGCCGGCTGTGGATTCTGGCGCGACGTCTTCACTGTGCAGCGATCCACTCAGACGGTGGACGCTCTGGGTCAGGCTGATCTAGCCTGGCTCACTATCGGCACGGTCCGCGGGATCATCAAGTACGGGCAGCGCGAAGTCATCGGCGACATGGGGGTCGCGGTTCGGACTGAACTGGAGATTGAAACCTCCTATAGCCCACTGGTAGAGGCTCGGTCCCGTTTGTTACTTGGTGTTACGCCCTACAACATCTCCAGCGTGGTTGATCCTGACAACGGGCGCCGGAAGCGTCTTCGCGTCCTAGCGACGCAGGAGATCCAATGACCCGTAGGCATGACCGTGATATGACTCCGGTAGGACGTTGGAAATCCAACATCATCCCGCTGCTGCCTGGTCAGACTAGCCGGCCACCGTTCCAGGGTTCATCGTCGCTCAATCTCAGCGTGGACAACTCGAGCGTGATGAAGGCGCTGGGTCGACTGTCAGACCAACTGAACGAGAAGGCGCGACGGGTGGGCATTCGCCGCGCGCTGAGGCCGTTCGTAGCGGAACTCCGGAGCATTACCGGCACAGGTCCATACAGGGGCAAGAACACGCACCGGAAGGCAATGGCGGCGGCTACGGGGATTGTCATCAAGCGCCGTGGATCTGGGTACAGCGCACCATTAGTGGTTCAACTTGGCGTTCGATACGGCAAGCGCGGCGGAGCAAACGCGCGCGGCCGTCAGCGAGTGTTCCATCTTCTCGAAGGCGGGTTCAAACACTTTGGCAGTAGTCAGCGCTACACAAGCATGGCGAGCCGAAACGTGGGAGCCGGGAACACCTGGTATCGACAGATCGACCGAGACTTCCGCGGCCGGTGGACTAGTCCACGATTCCGCGAGGAGAGCACTGCAAAGGGTGGCAGGATTAAAGGCAGTGGCCGCGCTCTCCGTTGGGCACAATCCGCCATCCACCGTATCACGGATGCAATGGCACGCGAGGTCCTAGTAGAGGCGCGGAAGCTACTCGGGGGGGCGAAGTAATGGCACTGAGCAACTGCATGAAGGCGCTGTACACCCTGATCGCTTCGGGAACCTACCCCGTGAGCGTTGGACTACGGCGCGCCGGCGATAGCACGCCGATGATCGTCTACGAGGTTTCGCAGGTCGATATCGACTGTCTCATGATCGGCGGCGACGCAGGGCACTACACGATCTCGGTGACTGCTGACTGCGTGGCTGATACTTCGCTGCTCGCCTGGACAGTGGCTTCGGATCTTGTGGACGTATTCAGCGGCGTCTATGTCGACAACGCGGAAGACATCAAACTAGTGCTGTCGGGCGTCAACGCGACGGCAAGAACTGAAACACCGGATGACGGGCAGAGCGACGCAGAGCGCGTGGTGTCCGTCACCCTCACAATCCTTGGAAAGGAAATCTAATGGCACTCATCTCAGGCTTCGGCGGCGTATTGGTGTTCAGCGGGACAACCACGGTGAAGTGCCGTAGTTTCACCATGTCAACGGAGCGCGAATCGCTCGAGGTGACGCTGATCGGAGACTGGCGAAAGAAGTACGCGCCGGGACGGGTCCGGATTTCCGGGACTGTCACTCTGTTTCGCCAGGACACAACAGTAGACGCGACGCTGAGGGCGCATCTGTTCCCGACAAATCTCATAAACAGCGTCAATGCTGTCCTCACGCTCAAGTTCACGGACCAGGGTGGCGTGGTCTACAACAACACGATGGACGGCGGAAGCGTGGATTACAACGTCCAGATCACTTCAGCCACGTTCAGCGATGACGGATCCGGCGCCGGTACTTGGGAACTCAGCTGGGAGGCTCAGTGAGTCTAGACCCGTCCAAGGTAAACGCATCCGCGCCGCGCACGGTCGAGATACCCGGCATCGGTCAGGTGATCGTCAGGCGCGCCACGCTTGCGGATCTCGGGTTCGCTGCGGATATGCAGTTCTGGTGGGTGCGCCTATTCAGCCTCCCGGACGGATCGCCGCTGTTCGCACCTGGTAGTGATGTGGGCGCGCTCGACCATGAGGTCGCATCGGCGCTTCTCGAGGAGGTGAACCGTCCGCGTTTTACTCAGCCGGTGAACGCCGGCAGTGGAGAATCGGGAGTCCCGAAATGAGGCAGGGCATGGACGCCGGACTGGCTGAGGAATTGACCTGCGAGGAACGGTGTGAATACCTGCTGACGGTGATCGCGTCCGCATTGACGCACAAGAAGCCGAGCCAATTCGCACCCTGGCTGAGGAAGAACAATGGCTGACAAGAGCATGAAGTCAGTTATTTGGGCGGAAATGGATACCACGGGGGTGACCCGTGGCGTCGCCAAGACCACCGCGGAACTGACCAAACTCAACCGCACGGCCGCGTCGGGTGCTCGGTCTGCCGGAATTACTGCGACGCTTCAAATGACGCAGGCAGCATTTCAGGGCGTCGGCACGCTGTTCGGTAATGTGGAACGGCGCATGAACGAACTGAACGCCGCGGCGTTGAAGTTCAGTGGGCCGGCGATGGGCGCCAACATGATGGCGAACGCTGAACGATTGAAGGCGGATATCAGCATTGCCAAGTCTGTCACCCCTGGATCGATCGCTATGTCTAAGACCAAAGAGGACTTGGCTGCCGGCGAGGCTGCGCGCATTGAGCGCCAAGCAGGAGGCATTAACGCCGGCATGGGTGCAGTCGGTCGGGCGCGGGGGAACCTTGGTGCGACGAGTGACATGCTGCTCGAAATGGGCGGCACGTGGTTCTCTGGCATTGAGAAGCTATTCAGCGGCGATATTCAGGGAGTAATGGACACTCGTTCGCAACTCATGGGGCAAGCCGGCGAACTAGTAAACGCGCAGAACTACTCCTACGCAGCACCAACACCTGGGCGCGGGATGCAGGGCAGCGAAGAACTACTGCGACAGATCGCCAAGAACACTAGCGGGGGAGCACAGTAATGGGTGTCTTCGGCATCATCGAACTGAAGGATTCGCGCGTCTACAACTTCGCGGCAGCGGATGAGACAACGCTGACGGCTGTTTACCTGGCGTACTGGGAACCAACCACCGCCGGAGAACTGTATCCAGGAGACGGTCCGACCTTGGGTCAGACTGGGATGCCGATAGTGAACACGCGTCCGCCGGCGGCGATTCATTCGCCAAACGGGACGATGCAGACATACTTTGCAAACTTCGTCTGCCGGTCAGTCACAGTGACCCCGGAGACGGCAGTACCGTTTACGTTCCGGGTCGAGGCGCAATACTCCAGTATGCAGCCGGCTGAGCCGACTAAACAGGGCTACGGGACAAAGCAGACTCGACAGATCACTGGGCGCAGTTACGCCGAGTACCGAACGGGCGTCACTTTGCCGACCGGCGGAACAGCTGCATGGCCACCTACAGCAGACATCGGCGGCACGAAGCGCGACCTAAACGGGAACCCGCGCATGAAGGAACTGCCGCAAGTCACGTACCAGGTGGAGTACAAGTGGGATCGTTCACCGTTGATCAGCACTACCGATGGCGTCGATCCACCGTTCCAGACTTGGTTTAGCGCTATCAATAAGCGGAACAGCGTTGCGTTCATTGGAGCAGGTATTGGAACCATGCTCTACAAGGGAGCAAGCGCGACACTGGACCGCGAGATCTGGCGCGTAGTGCACACATGGATCTTTGATCCGTACTTCCATCTCGAGCAGATGCCGACGCCGAACCCCACCGGCTTGCCAATTCTCTTGCCTGGTGTGACCATCAGCGGCCAACAGATTAACCAGTGCTCAAGCATCGGCTGGTATCAGCGCTACCCGGACACCACTGATTTCAATACTTCGTTCATCGATCCGGCGAACCTCAGCGACCTCACCAAGGCGTATCCGCCGAAGCTCTTCTAATGTCCTACTCGCAGCCACTATTTCACGGCGGTATGTACGGCAAAGCGAACGCCGTGGTGTGCAATGGTTGGCAACAGGCCGCTAACGCAACGAACAGATTCGGCGAAGCAATGCGATGGGCTGATGACACGATGGCGCGTGGTCAAATCGTCACCAGTGCGCTATGCGAAATCACCGCGGCCGCAGTCATGAGTGGCAATGTAAATAGGTGGACGTATTCCGTCAGACTATGGACGCCACCGCCACCATCGGGTTCTGGTATCAGCGCGCCAACCGATGACCGATTCACCTACACCACATGTCGAAATCTCCGCGAGGAGTACAACGATTCAGCCTACGTGGATGGGATGAGTACATCATCACCGATCATCAGTATCGGGCCGGTGGGATCAAAGTGGAATGGAAGCGCCTGGAGCACAACCGGACTTGAGGCGAAGGTCATGGTGTACGTGGTCTACAACACAGCCGGCAAGGTGTACCCGTTCTTCGACCGACCAAACCCACTGAGGTGCAGCTAATGGCCAACCTAACCCTAGTCACTCCGATCCCGCCCCAGGTCATCTGCAAAGGTGAGGTCTTCGCCATCTCGATGCACGTCCACGATGACGGCGCGAACTTCAACTGGACGAACTTCACGCCCGTCGGCAAGATCACTGTGGGCACGATCACCATTGCAGCTAGCACCGCGACGGTCATTAACGCTGCCGGCGGCACTGCCAGCGTGTCCTGGACTGCGGCGCAAACGCTGACCGTGGACGCCAATTCGTGGGGCACCATCGTGCTCTACGCAGACCCGACATCCGGCAGCGAGAACCGACACATCGCGACCATCTTCGCACGCATCACAGCAGAAAGCATTCCGTAACCATGTTTACCTCCATGTTTCGGAAATCCATGTTGGGTGGCGGGGGCAGCGTGACCTACGCGGCGGACTTCTTGCTAGTCGGCGGCGGTGGTGGTGGCGGCGGTGGACTCACATCTAACTACGCCCCTGGTGGTGGCGGCGCTGGCGCGATCCAATATGCCGCGGCCTATAGCGTGACTACTGCGGACAGTTTTACTATTGCCATTGGCGCAGGTGGATCAGGCGGAACAGGTGGGGCATCTGCGACTAGCGGAAGTCCGGGTAGTAACACCACGTGCACCGGAATGACTACGGCGGTTGGTGGTGGCTTTGGAGCGTTAGGCGTTGTTTTCCAAACTAATGGCGGAAACGGTGGATGCGGTGGCGGTGCAAATGGTGCGCCAAGTAGTACCGGAGGTGTTGGAAGTGTTGGATTTAACGGCGGCAACTGGTCTGCTAGTGGTTCAAGTTCACCATATAAAGGCGGTGGCGGCGGCGGCATGGGATCGGTTGGCGCAGCAGGAAACGCTGGGACAGGTGCAGGTGGTACAGGCGTTTCGTACTTTGGATCAACGTACGCGGGTGGCGGTGGTGCTGGTTCGTATACATCGCCAGGTGGTGTCGGCGGTTCAAGTATTGGCGGCACTGGTGGCAATGGATCCACAGCAGGTACGGCCGGTAGTGCGTTTACTGGTTCAGGCGGCGGCGGTGGTGGAACGAGTAGCGGCGGTAACGCTAGCGGCGGAGGAAATGGCGCATCCGGCGTAGTGGTCATTCGATACGCAGGAGCGCAAAAGGGAAGCGGCGGAACCGTCACTAATGATGGCACCTACACCTATCACACCTTCACAACAGGCGGGACATTTACGGCATGACCTACTACGCCCTAATCGTGAATGACATTGTTGAACGTGTCATTGTTTCATCAAGCGACAATCTTCCACCAGGCGAATGGATCGAATGCCGCATTGATGGCAGCATTCGCGGGTGCTATCCGGGCCCGGGATTTTTGTACAACCGAACCCTTGACGAGTTCCAATCAAACGAAACGCCGTCAGTTGATCCCGTTGATCCATGATCTACCTCGCCGTCATCATCCTGTCGTTGCTGCTCACCGCCTGCGCATCGCAGACGGCGAGAATTAGCCAGGCAGCCACAGCAACCTCGGCAAGTGTTGCTGTAGCGCGTACGCATCTACTCGCCGCGAACGCTGAACTACTGGCGATAGAGCAGAACGTAGACGCGGTGCACCAAGCCATACCGTACGTCAGCGATGACACGCATCCGATCTTCAGCACACTGACCTACATGAGCATCGGCGCATCGGTGCTCGTAGCCGGTGCACTCATTTACATGTACATACCACGGAGATAAGGAATGCTGACGACAACCCAATACACGATTTGGATGGTGGCGTTGCTACTCACAACATTCGGGGCCGGTTGCTCATTTGGGCTAACCAAAGGCAAGAAGACACTCGTACGCAAAGGGAAAAAATGATCATTGCATCGATGGAATCGTTGATTGGGAGTCTGTGGTTCGGCATCATGCTCGGCGTAATCGGCGTAGTGGGTGGCTACATCGTCTGCCGTCGGCAGGGTGGTAAGTGAGTCTAAAGAAGTGCTGCTGTGGTGCTGAGCCACCTGGTGGCGCGCATCCGTGCGCGGATTGCCCGGACCCTATTCCGCCGGCTACGGTCACGCGCTATCGCATTGACGTTTCGAGTAAAGGCATTCACGGCGAAGCGGCGGGAACTGGCACGCTCGCACTTGGTGGTCTGATCTATGGGTGCATGCAGGGTGTTTGCAGTAATGTCATTTACGCGCGTAAAGCGCTGGTGTACGACATATCGGGGTTTCCTGACTGTCCTGAAACTACGATTTGTGCGGCCATACCAAACACTCCAGCGCCGTCTAACTCTGGATTCTCGACGATGGAATGGACCGAATGCACGTACGTAGAAGGCGATGCCGGCTACCCCGTCGCGCCGGACATTAACTACTCCTACGACGATCACGTGCGGATCGACTGGTGCGCTCCCTATGTGAAGTGGACGACGGGAACTTGTGGATGGAATGTAGCTATCGAAGAGAATGATGACTGTATCACCCTTATACAGGTCACCTATACCTATAGAGATGAGTGGGACTATCCATACTTTGAGGCGATACCTGGCGATTCCTGCTACCAGAACACGGCCACTACCAGCGTGGCTCAGTCTTGGGTGTGTACCTATTCATCCAGAGGTACTGCCACACAAGTCATCGCTGAGGGGACCTATCAACTCGTTCGCTGTGAGTATCCCGAAGCGTTCCCAACCAACGGCGCGACGGGTATCTGTTACTCAGCCGGCGGCATTGTCTGCTCCACCGATGGGATCACTTCCGTAGCTCCACCAACAGTATGGCAACCACCACCAACAATCTTCCTCACCCGCGTCTCGTAAGCATCGCCTACACATGGCAAGGTGAGCATCGTCGCAGGTGCTTCCGAGTCATTGAAGGGGAACTATCCGCTATCGAATGCGCGGGGTCCAAACCCAATAGTGGAATGGGTGACGTGGTTGCTCGCGCTACCAAGGTGCTCGGGGTCAAACCATGCGGTGGTTGCAAGGCACGCCAAGCGGCGATGAATAAGGCGACGCCCAAGTGGATGACAAAGATGCTCGGCTGGCTTCGGTCTTAGGGGAATTATCCGCCGTGACTTAGAGCGCTTTCAGGGTGTACCGTGCCCCCATGAAACACCGGGCGCTCATCGACAGAATGGACCAACAGAGGGGCGAGTGGTGGCTATGCCGCAAGGACACAGACCCGCGAGGTAAGTGGACTATCACGTGCGATCCTGGGGCCGCTTGGGATTGGCGCTTCAAAGTGGGCTTCAGTTATGAGCGCGCAGTCCGCAGGTTATTGGTGGCTCAGGAACAAGAAAAGCGCACAAGCATTATTTCTCGGAAAGTGGCAGAAAGAGTAGAGCAAATTTCCGCGGCTGTCGATAAGATGCGTACCAAGCGCATATAGGGGGTGTACGTCAGGACTGCGGATGGCTGAAATCGAATTTAACGTAACAGCCAATCGTTATCCTGCACTGCCCGATATGCGTCTCCTTTGGAGGACGCAGCATGGACAGCAAGGACCGCAACACTCAGCGGCGAATGATCGGGGTAGACCTCGTAACTGACGGGCTACTGGAGGCGATAGCAAAGTACGACGGGTCGACCAAAGTGCACGTGGTGCGCCAGCTTGTTCGCTCGGCCGCCCGTGCTCACTACGGAACCGTAGAGGCTGCGCTACTGGAGGTTCGCAATGGCTGAGCTCTTCACAGGGATCGCGTGCCTGGTGTCGGTGGGAGTCTTCCTGCTGCTGTTCCTTGTGCCTGACCATGAGGCGTGCCAGCCGGTGCGGAAGCGGGGCGAGGAATGATCCCCATCCGCAAGTACGACACGGAATATTGGCGCAGTACGTCCGCAGGTTTGCAGCGTGAGGTGGATCACTTCCGCGACAAGACCACGATACTGAGCAACATCATTCAGACCATTGCGCGCCGCATCGAGCGCATCTGTGATGAGGTGAGTGCTGGGCGCATGAACGAGACGGACGCACTGCAGAGGCTGAACAACCTCGCGCAGCTTGTGTTCCGGTCGGTTGAACAACAGGAAAACGCGGTCAAGTGATCGCACCGGCTGGGGGTGCGTGCTGTCGCCCCTTAGCCGGCTACTTCATGGAGGATGGTTATGGAAATGCAGGAAGAAGCCAAGATCAAGGCGAATGTAGCCGCGCGCAAGTGGTGCAAGACGGCTATCGAGAATGAGTATGTGTGGTGCATCGATCAGAACTCTTGGTACACGCGCGCAGCGTCCGGCGTTTGGGAGCGTGATCGCCTGAACATGGTGCGCGGTGAGATTATCAAGGCGGCCAGTAAAGCGAATCCGAGTGATACGGGCGCATGGGCGCGCTACTTTCAGTCGGTCGCGGAGTGCTTTGACGGCTTGGTGATCAACTCGGAGGACTGGGATGCACACATGTGGGCGTTTGGCGCACCTGATGACGTCTATGACCTCATCGAGGGTACGCACATCGACCGCTTACTTGATCTGCAGATCACCAAGCGCGTAGGCGTCCGACCAGGTGGAAAGACCACGCTGTGGGAGGCGTTCTTGCTCGAGGCGGCGCGCGGTGATGCTGAGGTGGTGTCGTTCTTGAAGCGCTGGGCCGGCTACGCGCTGAGCGGCAGCACCAAGGAACACTGCATTCTGTTCATCCACGGACCAGGCGGAAACGGGAAGAGCGTCTTCGTGGACACCATTCGGTACGCCTGGGGCGAGTACGCGAAGACGCTGCCGATGGATGCGCTGATGGAGAGTAAGGGCGATCGGCATCCGGCAGAAATCGCCATGCTGAAGGGCGCACGCCTGGCTATTGCCAATGAAACGCAGGAGGGGCGCAAGTGGGACGATGCGAAGCTGAAACAACTCACAGGCGGTGATGTGGTGGTGGCTCGGCACATGCGTCAGGATTGGTTCGAGTTCGCTCCCGTGTTCAAACTGCTAGTGGTGGGCAACCATGCTCCGCAGATCGCTGTGGTGGATGATGCGATGCGCCGCCGTCTGTGCATGGTTCCGTTCACGAATCGACCTGCGACGCCTGATCCTGACCTGGGCGCGAAGTTACGTGAGGAGGCAGGAGGCGTCCTACGTTGGGCTATGGAAGGCTTTGAGGAGTGGAGCACTCTGGGAGGGCTTCGACCGCCTGAATCGATCCTGAAGGCAACGGCGGGCTACCTCGATGACCAAGACACAGTGGGCGCATGGTTGCAGGACTGCACAATCAAGAACGAAGGATCGTTCGTCTCCAGTGCTCACATCATGGCGTCATGGAGTCACTGGTGCAGGGAGGCTGGCACGCATCCAAAGAGCATGAAGCGGCTTGGACCTGACCTGAAGGGCCGTGGTTACGTCCAAACGAGGACAGAGCACGCTCGTGGCTTCCTTGGGCTGACGCTTCTGACACATCCTGACACATTGGCTGACGCATCATGAAGACCAACACAGTCAATATTCCAACTAAGAAACGTGAAGTTATGCAGTTCCTGACGCTTCTGACGCTTCTAACGCACATACATTCACTCGCGCACGCGCGCGCGCCCGTGGCGACTCATACCGAAACAAGCGTCAGGAAGCGTCAGCCGTCAGGAAAGAAGAAAGGACAATGAAAGATGAAGACGTGGAAATCGCCGTACGCGGCGCTAGTCTCAGAAGTACGTGGCAGGCGATTGGGTTATGGCGGCAGTTGGACGAGGTTGAGCCTGAAGCTCAGGCAGAACAGCCCATTGTGCCAACGGTGCGGGATAGCACCAAGCGACGAAGTGCATCACATCGTGCCACTGGAGGTCAACCCAGCTCTGAAGATGGACCCAAGGAACCTGATGGCAGTGTGCCGAGCGTGCCACGAACATCTCGAAAAAAGAAACGTAAAGAAAGTGAGCCAATAAAAATTCACCCCCCCGGCATGGGTAGGGGGGTACCCCCCCTCCGTTGGGCAC